TTCGTGCGGAAGGTCGTTCCGCCTCGGTGATGGATCCATCACGCTCTACTACTGGACTGTCAAAATAATTGGACAGGTTACGCGAGCCTGGCTCGTAACTAATCAAAAATATGAGACCTAGGAGAAGAAGCCAGGGCCAGAATTGCATACTGTAAATTACAAAGAAAATTCTAGGAGGCGTAAAGCACGGAGCCCATACCCTTCTGGAGACGGAGCACGTTGTAGTTAACTGCGTAGAGGTATGGGGTTCCTACGTATCCTGCGAAACCAGAACCACCCCAAGCTACCGATTGCTTGAGAGTCAATCCCTGGAGACCGTTTAGCAGACCATTGGGGACGACCAGGCGGTACGTATCGAGACGAGAGAAGTTAAGCGTCCCGGTCGGCTGGAGTTTGGAAGTGTCCAGACAGTAAGGAATCAACAAAATGGGCGTCTCGGCGCCATTGGCGTTGTAACCCCATGGCGTATGGTAGTAATGGTTCACATCGGACCACAAAGGAAGTGGGCGGGACTCGCCGACATCCACGCCATTAATCTGTACCTTGAGTTGGTAATTGGCGGCAGTGGCTGAAAGCCCTCCAAAGGTTGAATTTGCGTCAGTAGAGTATGTGTTTCCGTACTGAACACACTGGAAGGCTAGGAACTTGACTGGCTGGGCCAGGGCGAGCTCCTGTACGGCGTTGTTGCCGATGGGAACCCGCTGAACCTGAGTAATCAGGAGATCATGAGTCGCCTGGGCAAAATACTCGCGTTCGGCCTGATCAAGGTACACAAAGTTACACCAGCATTGATAAGACAGAGCTGCGTAAGTTGTTCCAGTGGCGGCTGGAGGCGTGGGCACAAGAGTGCTCGATAAAGTATTAGCCCAGGTGATGCGGATCTCTACATCATGGTACTGAAGAGCCACGAGGGGCAGACTCACTGACCAATCCTTGCAGAAGAAGAACTTCAAGGGATAAAATGAAGATTTCTTGTTTCCAGGTTTTGTTGCATAGTCTTGTCCAGTGTTGGTGTTCAGGTACCTCTGGGACCAATTCTGTGCTCCCACGACCGGCTCGACATCCAGATCGTAATTTGCATCGTGAAGATCGATCACCTGGCCACCTATGAGGAGCTCGATGCGATCAATGACCTGCATCCAATCGAGATTGGGAACCTGAGCGCCGTTGTTATCACGGGCCGTCAGGTACATGTAAGACAAAAGGTCGCCCTTCTTCTCGATACGGATAGTAGAGATGGAACCGGGGAAAGGAACTCCCTGAATAGTCTGGCGCTCTGGAGCTGCTGCGTAGTGCGTGTACCGCTTGTAGTTGGAACGAAAAAAGGAAATTTCGGGCTTTCCAGAAAGCCAAGTGTCCTGGGCACCTGTGGCGACGAGCTGGACGATTCCTCCACTCATTTACTAACTACATCTAGTTTTTTCACACAGTCGCCCACGCGGGAATAGCCAAAGGATTGTTGATGACCTGGTTCCGGGCAATGTTGAGGTTCCTCTGAGAGGCCAGTGGGTTCGGCTCGCTCTTGTTGTTATTGAGACTCCAATTCTCCGGAGGTTTGTAAGGCCCAGCGCCTCCTGCGGCGTGAAGATCCATAGGACCTGGACGGAGCGGGATGGACTCGGCGCGAGTGCGGGTAGCGGCGCCGTTTGCACCTTGAGGATCGGCCCGAACGTTCATACGGCCGCCGTTCGCAGCCCTGTCAGGGTTCACGCGATTTCCAGTCGAGTGAGGAAGGCTCTTGTCAGTCAGGTTTGGATTGTACGCCTGGTAAACTGCGGCATACTGGCCAGGACCCATTTCAAGACCGTCCGTCCTCATTCCAGTCTCCTGGCGAATGGTCGTCTTCCTAGTCTTGATTTGGTCCGGACGACCCTCGGCGGCCCGAATGATACCCTGACCCTGGCCGCTGTTCTGGGCTGGAGGACGGTTCCACGTCTTGGTCACCTTGGCCTGATGGCTCATCTGGCCGTTGATGAGACCATTATCTGGAAAGGCGACACCACCGCTCTGCACAAAGTAGCTGGCCGGACCCTCACCTCCTGGCAGAGTCACGAGCTTCTCCTCATTCACGTTGTTTGGAAGAGCACGGAAAAACTGCTGGAAGCCTCCTATAGCTGGAACGTTCGGAGAGACTCCCAGACCAGGTCCTACGTGTACACGCTCTACTGGCTGAAGGTTGTTCATTTTGTTCGTAACGTTCTCGCGGTCATACAAATCATAGACTGGCTGACCATTGGGGTATCGGTTCGCCATGGGAGAAAAGTCCTGAAGAGAAGGCACGGCCTCCTTGGGGGGGAGGTAATCGTCGCCGATACGACGCCCGAACGAAGGATTGATTGGACGAAGACCAAAAGCGTCGGCCTTCATCCCGGGAGCGCCCGCGACCAAATCAACATCCTTCTTCGTCACCTGATGAGGAGACATAATAGGTACAGTGGTTGCAGGAGCAGGATCAGACTCGCTGAATCTCTGACCCGCAAACACAAGACCGACAATCGCTGCTAGAGCCAACGGGTCCATATTACTTTTAGTTTATATTTTAACCTACGTACTTTACTCGGCCTGGGCCGGACATTGCCGCCCATGGGGTCGGACGAAGATTGAGGTAAGGGACGACAGAAGGGTTTCTTTGATCAAAACGGTTATTCTGGTCGTTGCTGTACGTGCTGATGGGGTCAAACAGACGAACTGGAAAAGGATCCCCGCCAATGTACAAATTCGGAAAGTCGTATGGGGTTTCCGCGTACTGGTTTTTCCACGTGCTGGTTGTCTGAGAACGAAGCCGATCATCTTGTTTTACGACATCCTCGAGCATAATTTGCGCCGGACCTTGCCATATGCGGGGTTGTAGCATCAGCTGATCAGTCATAAGATTACGACCCATTACTGTTTGTGAAGGTTTTTTTTTCGAATGGAGGCAGTAGGCCTCTGTTCATAGACCTCCGATCTGAGCCCTTCGGACTCGTCTCTACCTCCCGTTACCCGCGCGCATCTGCGGGCGCTCTGGGAAGTGGAAACGATCGCTGTCGATATTGGCAACCCCAGAACCATCCTTGGAAAATGGAGCAAACTTGGCCCCGAAAGCACCCTCTGCAAAAGCGGTCTGGTCGTTCGGAATGGTGGTGCTTGCAGGCGTGTAGAAATTTCTCTGGGCCTCTTTTTTATTCTCGAATGGATGAATAAAGTCCCATACGGCTTCAGATTGGGGCTTGACACTTGCGGACCATGCTGCTGGGGGGCGGTCTGGATTGTCTACATAATCAGTCAACAACACATTTCCCATGGGATTATCAATTGTAGGAAGGGTCACGGTGTCACGGGCCCAATAGGGCGCACGTCCTTCACTTTCGGTCGGGCGAATCTTTCCGTCTGGAATCTGATTGTTTACGTAAAGGAAATAAAGAACGGCCAGGACAAGAACTCCAAGAGCGAGTATACGAGCGTCCCGCTTTATGAGGTACAGGATACTCATCGCGTAAATGATAAAACGGGTCGTTGCCGAAACACGTTCTTTGGCTGACTGAAATGATGTTGGCCAAAATTCAAGAAGTTTGTCCTTGCGAAATATATCATGAGGATCCATCTACTATTTACTTTTTACTTTTTTTCTGACGGGAGCCGCTTACTACACGGCGCTGGGAGGCGGGGGAGGAGCAGCTCAGGCCGCCGCCCATCATTCCAGACAGAAGGCCGGACAGCGCCGACGGATCAAATGACCCGCTCTCCGCGCACTTCTTAGCAGCCGCCTCAATCGCCCCGAGCGTCTCTGGAGGGAACATAGAAAGAGTCATTCCGATCATGTACATACCGTTCAGATGGTTCCAAATAGCCTGCTTAGCCTGGTCTGATGCACCGTCCCAGACTGGCGCGAAACGCATTTGCTTTATGAAGGCTGGATCACGAGTCGTAAGACCCTTTGCGTCAATCTTCATAAAGGCATCGAGTGGACCCCGAACGGAAGTATAACGGGCCGCCTCGTAGTCAGCCTTGAAGGCCTTCACGGACTCGTCATCCGGAAAAGCGCTCTCAAGGTCACGAATAAAGTCAGAGTACAGCTCGTTAAAGGCATCCAGGGAACTCATTTTAAAGAATTCTTTTTATTTTTTTAAGTCTCCCTCGCGAGACTTCCTCCTTAGGTATCAAAAAGGTTCCAGACTCACAGACTCCCTGTGTCCAGACCCCTGTGCCACTATAAGGTACACGAGGATGGCCACGAGAACTGCCGGCTTAGCATACTCTGAGTTTGGTGCACTGGCCTTTCCATTCATTTTGTTTTTGGCCATTATATAAGCAACCGTGACAGCGCCTGCGATCAATGCGGCCGTCGCTGGCTGACGAAGGTACTGATCCATTTCTTATTGTTGAGCAGGATTTTTCATAGTCTCTGGCGCGCTCGGAAAGAGTTCCTCTTTGTGAGGAGTCTGAGTGACTGGAGTGACGTTTATAGTCTTGGATCCTCCGGGGGTCTCGTCCGGAGTCGGGAGTCCGGTTTCGTCTATAGGTGTCCCCTCGGCAGGAGGAGGACCTTCAGACGCTTCTAGTGCCGCATCCATATCAGGCTCTTGCTGAGTATCCTGAATGAGGTCTTCTCCAGGCTCTTCTTCGGGCTCATCATCTTGTCCCATGTTGAAATCATCAATATCTTTTGGAAAATAATTGTCCATGATGGCCTCGAGTGGAACGAGGTTCTCTATAGTCTCACGGATGCACTTGGTGAAACGCCTCGTCAGCTCCTCGCGACGCTCGCTCGTAGACTTCTCTTCCGTGATACAATAAGGATCTTCGTAGAGGTCCCGTGCGCACTCAATGAATGAAGTATGGACAAAGACGTCGTTGCTTGGCAACTTTAAATTTATTTTCTTTGAAGATTTATCTATACGGATCGCGCTGAGAATCTTCACGTGGATGACGAATACGGCCGCTATAAGACGGGGGAACAAAGGGCAGGCCTTGAGTATGTTTGCTACGTGCTCTTTGACCTTGACGTTCGACCATTCACCCTTGATCTTACGAAGGTTCTGACGGTAATTTTCAAGGTATTTGCGATCCTTTGTCTCCTTCTTGGTATCTTCCCAAATAGTGACGAGAACCTCAATGATTTCTGGGAGCATCGCATCTACGAGTTTTCTCGAGTAGCGCCTCTCTGCGTCATTGAGAACTTCCATTAGTAATAGTGTACTTTTTACTTCCCGCGGAGTTTCGCAGCAACCTTCTGCATGTTTGCCAGGCCTGCAAAGAGATCGTCTCCTGGTTCGGTCTCGACCCCTTGGGCCGCCCTCGTAGACCTGCCTGACTCCTTGCGGGTCGATTTCAGGTCCCACGTCACTATGTACTGACCTTGTTCAAGACCCTGGGAAACACGATATCCCGAAAGAGTCAGTTGTCTCCTCAGGTACCAGAGGGCCTCTTCATAAGGGTACATAGGAAACCCGAGGACCATCGGAGGAACTTGAAGGATCGCATACTTTTCTCGGCGCTCTACAGCAGCCTGAACTTTTCTTGAAAATTGTTCAAGAATATTTTTATAAGTATTTTTTCGGATGCTCCTCCGTTCTCGTTCTTTCTCGGCAATTTCACTGGCCGATATCATTACTAGAAGCCAGTAGTTTTATGAACCCCTAGTCTACGCGACAACATTCGTCGTACCGGGAAGTTCGCGACTTTGCTGAACGGCCTGTTTGAGCTGAAATCCGAGAGAATCTCGTACGTCCGAGTAACTTTGGTACTTGTCAGGGGTGAAACGTTCGAAAGGTCCGTCTGTAGAAGGAGAACTTGTGCGCGTGTTCCTCAAGAGATTCACTGCTCCATCAGGCGCCACAGTTGCAGTCACATCGTACTGCTCTCCGAAAAATCCCCGAGTATCCAAAAACATGAACCGAGCGTTATAGTTTGTCTCGCCCTGAGGATCCCTGATTGGATTTATAAACACAGTATTTACTGGTTGAAGCCATGGAGCCCCTGCCTGTATCTTTTCTATGATAGCCTGGATTATGCTCCTCGGAACTGATGGAGTGTTGATAGGAGCGACTGGGTCCGCATATTTTGCCGTCAGAGAAGATGTATTCCAGAAAAGGTACGCGGTCAAAAGAGCAACCACCCCAAGAATGGCCACATCAGTCTTCATGTGTTATTACTGTATTTTAAAAAAAATTATAAAGTTTAATGGCGCTACTGGTTTTCAGTGACAAGTGTCAATACTCATTTGAACTTTTAAATTTTATAAAATCTAATCCGACTCTAGGGCCAATGATCAAGTATCATAACGTATCTACGCACGGACGGCCTGCAAACCCTCACGTAAAGAGGGTCCCTACACTTATAACTTCAGAAGGAAATATACTCGTAGGGGGTGAGGTCAGAAACTGGCTCGAGTCTATGATACCCGTGGAGATTGAGAATTGGTCTTCCGGGGGTATTACGTCTGCATCGCTCGACGGAGGTGAAGGAGGACGAGACATGTTTGAACTTGATTCATATGGGATGAGTATGCAGCCTATGCTCACCCCAGAACTCAAGGCAAAGATGACGAAGGACGTAAAGGATGCTTATTCTTCAGGTATTAGCAGTTAAAAGAAATATGTACTTATTCGGAAAGATGCATCTACGCACTATTCAGGCGAATGCTATTAAAGGCATTTTTGAGGTTCTAAAGGACATAATAAACGATGTGAATGTATATTTCGGCCCGGAGGGTCTGAAAATCCTGACACTTGATACCGCCAGAGTCACCTTGGTCCACATGACAATGTCGGCCGAAAATTTTGAAGAATATTCTTGTCCTCAGGAGATTACGGCCGGATTGAATATGGCCAATACGTTCAAACTCCTCAAGTCTGTCGGTCCTTCCGATACACTTACTATGAATATAGAAGGGTCCGAGACTCTTCAGTGTATCATAGAAAATGTGGCAAAAAAGTCAAAGACGACATTCAGTCTAAAACTTTTAGATATTAATGAAGATATTTTAGATGTCCCTGAAATTTCAATGGATGTCATCACGACCATGCCGAGCATAGACTTTCAGAGAGTGGCGCGCGACATGGGAAATCTTTCGTCCGACATGAATGTCTACAGAGACGGTAACCTGCTCGAACTGTCTTGTGAAGGAGACTTTGCAAACCAAAAGACTGTTTTAGAATTTCCGGATTCCTATCCTAAAAAGATTGGAGCGACCTATAACCTCAAATATATCAACATGTTTACCAAGGCGACGGGTCTCTGTTCGAGCGTTCAACTCATGCAAGATTCTTCTGATGAAAATATGCCAATTGTTTTTCGGTACGGAATTGCAAACTTGGGAGACGTAAAGTTCTACTTGGCACCCCGAGTAAACGAAACTTAAAAGTTTTGGTATCGGTTCCCGTAATGGAAGCCAGATTTAACGAAAAGGTACGCGAGTTTCAGTCTAGAATAGAGGGGGCCCAGGGGTCTGAAAAGGGGAGAATAGAGGGTGAAATGTATGAATATATGGCCATGACTGCTCCATTTATAAAGGAATATCACCACGGAGAGTCAGATGCATCTTTAAGTACAAAGAAGGTGGCCGGAATTCAGGTATCGTCGCGCAAGGGGGTCCAGCGCCAGGATATCTACACTTCATATCTCATTCAGGTTGAGGGTCAGCCCGACCCCAAGGTTCGTGCTAGATGCGAAGTGACAATGCCAAACATGGCATGTACAAAGTGTGGAGCTAAATTTTCCAAGTTTATGGATGAAACTCTTAGCGAAGAAATTTGTAAAAATTGTGGGCTGACTGAATTTATTCTTGGAGAAGAGGTTGGATTCAAGGAGGAGCAAGAAATGGAAAAGAATGTGGTCTACTCATACAAGCGTGAAAATCACTTTAATGAATGGGTCAGTCAGTTTCAGGCCAAGGAATCCACGAGTGTTCCCCCAGAAGTTATAGATGAATTGAGGGTTGAATTTAAAAAACAAAAGGTGAAGGATCTTACTGAGATTACTCACGAAAAGGTCAAGGCTCTTCTCAAAAAATTGGGACGCTCGAGATTTTACGAACACGTTCCGTATATAACGACGATTCTCAACGGGATACAGCCTCCGACGATGAGTCAGGACCTGGAGGCCAGGCTCAGACTCATGTTTCACCAGATTCAAAAACCTTTTGAGAAACATCGACCCAAGGACCGAAAGAACTTTTTGTCATATTCTTACGTTTTGTATAAATTTTGTGAGTTGTTGGGAGAGGATGATTTTTTGCCGTGTTTCCCTCTCCTCAAGTCAAAGGAGAAGCTGTACAAGCAGGACGAGATCTGGAAAGGAATTTGTGAAGAATTGCGCTGGCAATTCTTCAAGACAATCTAGTTCTCTTACTCTTCCCGATACGCATGAGGTTCTTTACTCCTTGATGTGGAGATTGTTTGAGACGAAGCATCGCCGCGGCTGCTGAGTTTGCCCGCCGCGCGCTCGCTGCCTCCTTAGCCGCCTTGGCCGCCACGCTATTAGCCTTGCGGGCTATCTTCAGGTACTCCTGCTTCTCCTTGAGAGTCAGGGGCGCGTTAGACTTGCGGACCTTGCTAATGAGACCCTTTACACGTGTCTCCTCAGCTTTTACCAAGTGGCGCTTTTTGTAAGATACATGCGCCTTCTTGAGACGGGTGCCCATGGCCCGTAGACGAGCAACACTCCGGCCCAGAGCTCCTGCGACAGCCTTGGTGCTTCGGCGCGCCACAGAGGCGAGAGCGGACGCTCCCGCGCGCACGGTCCTGACTCCGTGACCTATAGCGTTTTGAATACGCACAATCATATCCAGAGTCTGCCGAACCTTTGTCGCCCCCGCTCTGTACATTGCCGCGATGAGTTTGGCAGAAAACTTGAGGAATATCTTGGCGGTCACTGTCGACATTTTAACCCCTACTCTGGCGATAACCAGAAGGGCCTTGGCAGCAGCGACAACCGGTGGTCCAAAAAGGCGCGCACTCTTCTCAGTAATGTGAAGAGCTAAAAGAACCATCATAGTATAAAATCCAAACTTGGCATAAGGCGTGACCCGTGCGATCAGTTCAGCAACTTCGGCACTTACGGACTCTGCCAAAGCGAGAATTCCGGCGGCCGTCACTGCATTCATCCCCTGTGCCGGCACGTGAACATCCACGCGGGGAGCGCCCGCCCTTTGACCCAGTAATCCAGCGGCAGTTTTAACCACTGTAGCTCCTAGAGCCGCGGCCATCTGCATTCCACCTCCATGACCTCCTGTAATCATAGCCATTTACTTTTTAACAATTTTATATTTTGGATCCGTCTTGAAACGGCTCGCATATTTTGCGCGGACCCACTTGGAATCAGCCTTGTATATACGGCTGGCCCGGGGGAGATGGCCCTTTGTCAATGTGCTGATTGCCACGAGTCGACGAACGACGGCCCGAGGCTCCTCCTTTCCTTTCGTGACTGCTTTGCTCAGGGCCTTGTGGCGATTGGTCATTGCTTCTACCGGGTGGTAGCCGTAACGAGTCAACATGCCCTTCTTGAGGGTACCTATGCGAACTTTGGACTTTCCTGCCGTTCCTACATCATAGGCCGGGACCGCCCTGACACGGGTCCGACTCGCCTTCCGGATGTACGAGTAGGCCTTCCGTCCCTTGCTCGCCTTGACGTAGATTCTCTTCGAACCGTTCTTCCGAATGTGGCCAGTTCGGATTGTGTGCTGCATTTACTAGTGGACAAGATTTTTGTCCGTCGCAGAAGAGACGGAGCCTGTCTGCACTGAAATCAAATATATCCATAGTTGAAGTATCCAACTTGTATGTTTGGACAGAGCTCTTGTGACGCAGACGAAGTGCTGAATTAAATAAATTCATTATAAAACTTGCCAAGGTGTTGGTGGGGCGCGGAGGAGCCTGAGTTGTCTGAATGGCCAGGGTTTCCAAAAAAGGCCTGTCTACAAAAGGCATGAAAGGCACCTCTTCCTGCATGGCTCCGTCGACATATCTCCACGGACCTATGAGGACCGCTGAGAATATCAAAGGAACGGCTATAGACGCAGAGACCACTTCAGTCACGGACTGATTCGGATGGGACTTGTGGGAAAAATATACCGTCTCGCATCTGTCGATACAAAATGCCGACACGTAGAGGTCCACAGGTCGGGCCCTGTACAACTGAGAGAACGTCATGTCCTTCACTCCAAAACTTTTTAAAAATATTGTTTGTAAACTTTTTTGGATCCGTTCAAGTGGTATCAATCCAAAGTGTAACAATAAATTTTTAATGTTTGGTTTCATGACAGCCCTGAGTGGAACCTTCAGGGAAAAATCGAGAATTTCTGGAATGTCGCCCTTAAAGACAACCCAGAGAAGCGCGAGGATGGAGCCCGAGCTGCACCCGCTCACGGCCCTGACATCTGAAGTGTCAATCTGTGACAATTTTCCTAAAAATAAATAAAAAGCCATTGCTCCTGGGCCTATTATGAGATTCTTTGGTCTCATGACCTAGTAGTAGGCTGGAAACAAAATACGGAGATAAGAAAACACCAAGAGAAAAATGAGGCCCTTGCCGACGGTCGTTGTAGGACCATCAAAAGGCATAGGGGCCATTTCTAACATAATTGTAAGAACTCCCGGAACGATAATATCGGCCGTAGTCACGTTGTGCTTAAGGACAAAGCGAATGATGACCCATGAAAGTATAGGAACGATAAGAAAAGCAATTCCTCGTGTTTTGGATGAAATCTGGGTCAGCATGAAAAGTGTGGCGGGCACGGCCACCTTTGGGGCTGCAAGGTCAGGTAACATCTTATTTTAATTCAATATAATATTCAAGCCATGTCTGGAAACTTTGAGGATCAAAGAGTTCCCTGAAATGAAGTTTCCGGTACAGACGCATGACGTCCAGACGAAGTACACAGTCTGACCAGAACCTTTCGGCTTCGTGAATAATCTGGGTATACTCTGCAACCCCATATCGGTGCTTTACACGATGGCACCCGTCGTAGACAAATTCTTGAATACGCACGACATCTCCATAAATCTCATCACTGTACAGAGCCTCAAAATCCTCTGGATGTAAAGGCTCTGGGCTCTCTTCACAGTCAGAGTCGGAGGCTGAAACCTCCTGGTCTGGCCGCCTGAACAGAGCGTCACGCGAATACTCGTCACCGAGTCCCATTTTTAATTGTTAGTATAGAGACGCTCCCCTTTAATCAATGTCAATACAGAGCATGTGTGAGGACCTCCAAAACGCTTTTCAATAACTCATCTTGCGAGGACCCCAAAACGTTTCATCCGGCCCGACCTATCAGGGCGAACACGGAGTCTCCTGTAGCCTGATGAACTCCTGAGAGTCATCCAGGCCAGCGCAAGAACAAGAGAGAAGATTATCAATGATAAGATCTTCATTACTTATTAAACTTATTTTTTTTCATTTTTGAGACCAGTCACGCTAACAGACGAAACATCTTTGGTCGGCTGGGCCGCCTCTATCGCCTCTATCGCCTGATCGACCCGAGCACCATCGTTATTGAAAAAGTTCAAAAGGCCAGTGCGTATAACTTGCTTCGTGATGGCTCCTTTGGATGTCTTTTTCTTGAGATTGACCTTTACAGTGTCTTTTACCTTGACAGTGTCAATGTCATTCTCAGTCATGTGCTGAGTGATCTGGGTCTTGAGTTCCTTCTCGCGCTTGTTGAGTGCTGAAAGGTCCTGACGAGCAGCAGCGAGCGTGAGTTTCAAAGAGATCCATTCCTTCATGGCTTCAGAGAAATCCATTTGTTATTGTTTGCGAAAGAAATGAATGAGACTGTACGCGTTTAACGCCGACGGCGTCTGTGGTGCCTGTCATCGTCATCATCGTCGTCGGCACGGTTGAGAGGGGCCGTCGTAGGTTTCGTAGTGACTGCGGGAACAGGCGTGGTTTGTGCGAGATTTGCAGATTTAGCCACCATGGAAGTCGTTGGTGTTGTGTTTGTCATTGTAGTGACGGAAGTGGCTCCTGGCATCGTCTTGACGGGCACCACGCTGGTAACTGTGGAAGGTGTGGAGCTGGTCATCGTCTTGACGGGCACCATGGTAACTGTGGAAGGTGTTGACCCATACATCGTCTTGACGGGCACTACGCTGGTAACTGCGGAAGGTGTTGACCCATACATCGTCTTGACGGGCACCATGGTAACTGTGGAAGGGGTGGAGCTGGTCATCGTCTTGACGGGCACCATGGTAACTGTGGCAGGGGTGGAGCTGGTCATCGTCTTGACGGGCACTGTTCCTGGCGCATCATAGCCTGATGACCGATTGAGGGTCATCCACGCTAGTATGATGACGAGAGCAAAGACTACCCACGGGAGAATCTTACTCAACTTCATTACTTATTAAATTTATTTTTTTTTCAAACATGTAGACTTTAAAAGTTACATATATTCTGGGCTTATCTCGAAGTGAGGGCGCATGGTATCCGGAGGAATTGTGCTAAGGTTAAAGATGGATACTGGGGTCCTTGGGTTGATGGGCTCTGAGCGGAAGTCGCGGTTGGCATTACGGAGAACGCCGCCAATCGTCTCTGGGTAGCCAATCTGGCTGCGGGGATCCAGGTAGTTCTGACCCTTGAGGATCGCGTCTGGGGCAAACTTACCAAAATCTTCCATTGTCGTAATTTCACGAGGGATGAGACCCGCCGCGCTCACGTCATAATCAGTGCTGTTTGCGGCCATAAGTCCAGCGGGGGCCGCGTTGTACGTAGCACCTGGACGGTCTAGGTCACTTCCCTGGATACCTGATGCGTAGTAACTAGACCTGGGCATGAAAAGAGCGGCCAAAAGTACCACAAGTAGGACAATCGCCACGACAGTCTTGCGTGAAGGCATTTGTTATTATGAGCATACTTTTTTCTGGAGTCAGTCGACATAATCTGTAGGATCATCCTCGGCGACCTCATCCTCATCCTCAAACATATACTGTGTTGGAAAGGATTGAGGTCGGGCACCTCCTCGGAGACGGGCCTGGACAACACGCCAGACCGGGCCAAAGGACTTCTTGAGGAACCACAGGCCGGCCAGCTCGACAAATAGATCGCACTGGGCTCCTGGCTCCACGGCGGAAAGATCAATTGGCTCCTTCTGGCTGTTGAACGCCTTTGTTACAACCTCGCCCTTGAGCTTGGCAAGGCTGGCGTTCAGACATCCTTCTGTGACGCTCCCCTGATATGCTCCCTGAATAGTCTCGTCGCTCAGCTCACGGCCGAACCAGGCCACCTTGGATTTCTTGGCCTCCTCGACAATCTGGTCATCGATAGATGAAAACTTCTCGGAGTACTCTGGTACCTCGATAGTGATAGATGATGTCAGACCCTCCTGGACCTTTACGTTTTTCAGCTGAAACATCTGACCGGTAATTTTAAGAAAGTAACGACCATCGGGCAACTTCTGAGGCGACGCAAACTCCATTATAAATTATTAACTAAAATATTCTTTAAGAGTAATGTGCAGCTGTCTCCCAGGTCCTACTGGGACATTCTGCGGATGGATAGGAAAGGCAGACGGAATCGTACGTCCCTGTGATCCTGGGTCTTGCCAGCCCTCTTGCGACGGACCTCCTCCTTCCAGTTTGAGTCAATACCAAGCTACGACTGGAGTAGGCCTTCCTCCTGGGTTTGGTCTGAATCTGATGACGAGCGAACGGGCAACAAAATTTAAACTTGAATCAGACTTTGAAACTCTTCAACCAAATTACGGACCTCCTTATCATCGCCGCTTCTTTTGGTTACTTTTTCTCACAGGAGTCATGGTTCTCATGTCCGTGTTCCTCATATAAAGACTCGGGCCCCGTGTATAATAGAAATGGCCACTCTTGATTCTATCGCTCTCGACATTGCTGCCCTACAGAAGGACCTGAAGGCCCTGCGGAAGATGGTCCGCAAGGTCATCGGAGACATTGAGGATCCGACTGGTGAGAAGAAGGAGGCTCGCACGAAGAACAACGGTTTCAACAAGCCCCAGGTTGTCACGCAGGCTCTTCGTTCTTTCCTGAACCTTGGGGCCGACGAGATGATTTCTCGCTCCCAGGTGACCAGGGCAGTAAACGCTTACGTGACTGAGAAGGAGCTGAAGAAGGGCCAGAACATTACCCTTGATGCCCCTCTTCAGGCTCTGCTGAACCCTCCCGAGGGCACGCAGATTACCTTCCTGAACATTCAGAAGTTCCTGAACCAGCACTACGTGAAGCAGGACAAGCCCGCTCCTCCTCCCAAGGAGACCAAGGAGCCAGTGGCCGAGAAGCCGGCGCGTCCAAAGGTTAAGAAGTCATCTTCGGCTTAAAAATATAATATGTGTAATAAGAAAACATGGAGGCCATTCCTGGTCCTCCCAGAAGTGTACTGGATACACTTGTGGGAACCAAGGTGAAAAATACAAACTATTATATTAGAGCATTTACCCATAAATCAGCGCTCAAGCGATATGAAGGCCTTTCGTCCTCTTACGAAACGCTCGAATTTATGGGTGATTCTGTCCTCGGCTTTGTAGTCACAAAGTGGCTTTTTGATCGTCACGAAAAGGAACAAGAGGGGTTCCTGACCAAGGCTCGTACGAAGATGGTCAGGGGTACTACGTTGTGTGAGATTGCCAAGGAGCTGGGTTTTGACAAATGGATCCTCATGGACGAAAAAGGTATAAGGAACGGATGGAACACAAACCCCAAGATTCTCGAGGATGTCTTTGAGGCTTTTGTAGGCGCTATATACCTCGACCTTGGGATGATTTATGCAAAACAATTTATTTTAAAATCTTTTGAAAAAATTGAGACTGACGTAAACTTTGACGACAACTACAAAGACCAGCTGATGAGGTGGTGTCAGGCTGAGAAGATTGACTTGCCCGAGTACAAAGTTGAGGGAAATGTGAATGGAATTTTTGCAGTGTCCCTAATAGTAGATGGAGCAAAAATGGGGTGCGGGTACGCAAGTACCAAAAAACAGGCTGAACAAAACGCCGCCGAACTCTTACTTAAGACGGACAAGCGGTTTAAGAAGAATGGAGCCAAGAGTAGCGGAACTTCTGAACCGCACGTACTTTGAGCAAAGGAGTGAAGAATGGCTCTCTCTTCGCGAAAATATGTTGACGGCCAGTGACGTCGCGAGCGCCCTGGGGCACAATCGCTACGAAAAACCAGATGATCTTTTGGCCAAAAAAGTTTTGAAAAAAGCTTGGGCAGGGAACGCAGCCACGGCTCACGGAACGCTCCTGGAGCCTGTCGCCCGTGATTTGTACGACGCACGGACCGGCCGCAAGACCCACGAGATTGGCCTGGTCCAGCACCCAAAGTACCCTTTTCTTGGCGGGTCAGCCGATGGCATTACTGAAGACGGTCTCTTGGTCGAGATCAAGTGTCCTTTGACTCGCAAAATTGAGGACAAGGTCCCAGAACACTATCTCCCTCAAATTCAACTTTTGTTGGAAATTTTAGACTTTGAGGATTGTGATTTTGTTCAGTACCGTCCAGCGACCGTCACTCACGTGAAGACCAAGGGCCCTTGTGAAGAAAACGGAAGTCCTCCTCGTTTCGCCGAAGTTCCTGTTCCTGAAATTTTTATGGTCACTCGCGTCAAGAGAGACCGATCGTGGTTCGAAAACCATATCAAGACTATGCAGGTGTTCTGGGACCGTGTAGAAAATGCTAGAAAAAACGGGTTATGTGAAGTCGTGTGGGACGAGCCATACGTACAACAAATACATTGTGAAGTGGTAGAAGATGAACCCCAAGACTGTTTACAAGTGCCCGCACAAGCCCAAGTTTCTGACGTGCAAGGAATGTCAAGTGAATTTCTGTGCGAGGTGCATTCAGCTTGAGGTTCATGATTGCCCCAACCTGGAAACACGTTCCAAAAATGAAAAAAATATTTTGTCTGAAAAGCTCGTAAAAGTGGTGGCACCAAAGGTGATCAAGATTTGAATTTTGTAAGATAGATGGCGGCTGCCGCCAGAACAATCACGAGAATGAGTGGACTGGGCGAGGACGTACCACGCCGTCTCATAAAGTCTGGAAGTTTTTGAGACCCGATAAAGTCTTTATCATAGACATAGTTAAAGTTGAGATCTGGGCGGACCCACGAGAGTTTCCCATCGTTCCGCTCGTACTTGCGGGCCGGAAAGGAGGGGAAAGGAGCTGTAGGCTTACCGGGCATGGTATTGAACCACATGTTGCTCGCGTCACTCAGGGCCATCACGTTAAAGTCCTTGAGATCGCGGTTCGTGTCGAGACGATCGCTAGGAGTATTGTCGTAAGGACGCGTGAAGGTTCCGTCTGGCTGCCAGTTGTGCGACCCATCGCTTGACACGCCATACGTTCCCGTCCAGGTGTACGGGTTGAAGCGGTTTATGCTCAGGTCATCATCTAGCATAAGCGCTGTGGCCATTAATAGACGCCGACATTTTTTGTATCCTGGTAGACTTTTCCCTGGACCTTTTCACGATGAAGAGCCCACATTTGATCCAGATCTATATTCAGCATACCCGCTAATTGAAATAAATAACTGAAAACGTCGCCCATCTCCTGAGTCACGTCCGTACCCTTGTCTTTTTTGAGTCCTGTCTTGCGATAAGTCCTTAGCATTTGACGTATCGCACTGGCCAACTCGCCATTTTCTTCAGTGTAAAGCATCCATACTGTGCTTACAGTCGCCTTGTCCCACCCTTTGTGTCTACACATTTTCATAGTTTCATCACGATACTGATTCATCTTAGACTAAAAGTTCAGTTTCTGTTTATCTGGGCAAGAGGCTTGCGAAACCTGATGACCAAGAAGATACATGCAAAGAGAATAATCATTTCGGACGCCAATTTCCAGTTTTCTACAGTCTCT